CTCACAATGTTGTTGACAGGCAAGGCCGCAATTTGCTCATTCAACGTTTGTAATGTAATGCCATAGGTCGAACCTGCTGGGTCCACACGATATTTTAGTATGTTATCAAATATTGCACGAATCTCAGGTGTCACTTGATCCAACACATGCGGTTCAGGTGGAGCAGGCGGTTCAGGTGGAATATATGACGATTCGTCTTCCTGTTCCCAAATCATTCTATCAACCTTTGTTGACAATACTCAGTTAGTATGCGTTCTCTGTGCCATTCGTCCCCCATGGGAGTGTCGGCAAATTCATGAAAGCACGGAGTGCCCAGAGTGTAATGCAATAACTTGGCCGCGGGGTTTGGCCCGTATTCATCGGGCAACCAATTCCATTCTGGCGGTAGTTCACCTATGCGAGCATCATCTATCCACGTGAAGCGATGCAGTTCAGCACCAGTGGCCTTCTGTACATAATCCGGTGTGAGTTGTCGGTTAGGAAAACTGTTGCAGTTCCAAAGTATCACACTGGACCAATTTTTTCTAGGGTAGTCTTCATTTTTTGATCCCAGATATTTCACACTCATTTTGGTTTTGTAATCGTGTTTGACCACTTGTACATCCAATGTGGAATTTTGCATGGCCCACAATTCGGCAACATCACCGCGCACAATCATGTCACCGTCAATGAATATGGCATGTCCAGACCAGCCCATGAGATATGGCACCAGGAAACGAGTGTAGATAAAGTGATTGCTGCCATCTGTGTGTGTTTCTGAATAGTCCTTGAACAAGTTAAGGGCCACAGGCACAATGCTCACAGGTTGACTTGAGTGTCTAATTATTGAGTTGACACAGGTATGATATGCAATGGCTTCGCGGGGATCGTAGCCAACAAAAATTGGAATAATGTCTCTCATGCAGGTATTTACACGGATGTCTTCCATGCCTGCAGTTCTTAGTCTAACCACATGGCCCATTTGCCACTGTTTGGTATCTAGCCCTTTGAGTATGCCCAGCCAGCGATTGCGCAGATATGCCACTTCATTGATTAGTGTTTCATAATCAATCACTTCGTCCTCGCCATCCACATACTTTTCAGCGTCTCTTGACGTGAGCGCACGGGCATAGCCTTCCAGATACTTTTGAAAGTGTTTTCTACGTATCTTGCGCAATTGAATATTGAGATAGTTTAAGACTGCTTCAATTTCTTGCAGTTGATTGTACCTAAACTCAGTGATGCCAGGCAAGGCAGTAATGTTCTTTTCTACTAGGCCGTAGATTTTACAGTCCTTTTTGGCATCCTCAAGTTCACGTTCATAGTGAGCAATAAAGTCTGGGATTGCAACAAGGCTGGCAACTACACGGCTGTACCACATTAGTTTTCCCAGTCTTCGTCTTCGTCTTCTTCCTTTTCGTACTCATCTTCTTCGTCTTCGGCCTCATAGTCCTTGTCATTGTCAAGGTATGCGGTCAATGCACGTTTGATATCTGAGTCACCTTTGAAAGCATCACGAATGTCTTCCACATCCGAATCATTGTCCATTAGTATTTGTACCACAGTTTCGGCGGCCTCAGCACGGTCTACTGTGTTTACAAAACGCTTGAGCTCTCCCCAAATTTCACTTGCTATTGCCTCTGACATTATTCTGTATCCTCCTCAACTGTAGTTACCTCTGCTTTCTGATTTCCAAAGTCTGCCATGACTTTGTCCAGGCATCCGTCATCATTCTTTTCCCAGGCTTTGCGGAACTTCTTGATTATTTCGCCATCGCTAGTGGTAAACACCAGGCTGTTACCTTCACGTTTGAGCATTTCTTTTTTCTCAATCAGATCCACAAGACCCGAGTAAGGACTCATACCTGTTGTGTATGGAATCTTGACCTGCACACCTTCAAAGGGTTTGGCATAGCGTGTTTTCATAACTTTACATCCGGCACGAATACCGTTCACGTCTGCCACTTTGTTGCCATCTTCGTCCTCTTTGAGTTTCATCTTTTTCATGGCAACCACAATTGATGACGCATAGATAAAGCCTTGACCACCCGAGATCTTGTCATCTGGATCAAACATGTCCTGACTTGCGTATGTGTGGTTGGTACAAACCAAGCCCACATTGTATGAGCCAAACATGTTGACACAGTTACGAACCAAGGCTGTGAGTGCTTTGGGCTTACGACCCAAGTCGCCTTTCATTTCGCCTGCATCAAATTGGTTCACATCGGTGGGTGTGAGCAACATACCCAAACTGTCAATCACAAACATGACCTTGGGCCGCTCGCCTTCGGCCAGGGCCTTGTAGTCACTCATGAATGTACTGATGGTCTTGGCCACATCATCAATCATGGCCATGCTTAGTTTGAGCAGTTTGCTTTCTGATGTGTCAACTCCAAGTGCCTTGAGCCAGTCTTCATCTAATGCATTTTCCGAATCAATCAACACCACAAATATACCTTGTGCCTGTGCATTCTTGATGATATTGCCCGAACAGATATAGCTCTTGCCTGCACCAGAATCACCAGCAAATACAGTGACCTTGCCCAGGGGAATACCTCGATTGAAGTCTCCTGAGATCAGATAGTTCAAGGCATAATTGCCTGTGCTGATCCAATCGGTGGGATCATTGAATCCAATACTAAGGCCGTCAATGCTCTTAGTGATTTCCTTACGGAATTTACTTACGTCGAATGGTTTTCCCATGTTTACTCCAGTATAATAAAGTTATTTTCTATCAATGAATTCTTGTAGAACAGTTGCCTGTATTGTAACAGATTTTCATCTAGTTTGTCAAAGTTTGCCAGGGGCATTTGGTTACCCACACATGGCAAACTCATTTGATCACACCATGCTTGATATTCTATCGGTGCTGATCTTGTTTCGGTGCGAGATACATTTATCCGTAAAGTCGTATATATCTCTGAAAAATTATTTAGATCACTGCTGATATCGGCATCAGCATTTTGCCATTTTTGCCAGGTGCTTCTGCCGAGATTGTTATAAGCAATAGATATATTGTATATTCCAAACCCCAAGATTTTTGTCCCCAAACGGTTGGCCATGGCATAATCAACATCAGGTGACACTGCTTGCAGTTCTGTTGTGGATTCTTCTATGGCATGAATCAATCGATTGATTGCCGGCAACTCGCCCGGCAACACATGATTGGCCACTGTGCTAATGTTAGGAAATCGTTGATGAAGCTGGACCCATTGACTGTGCAGGCGATTGAGGCTATTTTGGTCACTGGGATCCAGTTCAAAATCAAAATCTGTCAGATGCAGACGACTTTGCACAAAGGATTGTACACGATCAAACCGCTGTTGTAATTCTTGACTCAGAGAGGCGTACCCTAGGTCCGACACTGTGTATTGATTGAGAGCATTGGTATTAAGTTGCTCTACGAAATATTCGTAAACACTGTGATCAACAACCGCAAGTTCTATCGCATCATGAGTTTGAGTCCAGCGCAGTTTTGGCATACAAAAAAACAAGGCCCAAGGGCCTTGTTCAGTTACTTGGCTTGTCTTGCGCGAATCATGGCCAAAATGTCTTCAGCCTTTTGTGCTGGCTTGGCGCCTGCAACTGGTGCTGCCGCGGCTGGTGCTTCCTCGTCATCAAAGTCATCAACAGGTGCTGATACTTTTGGTGCTGGCTTGGCCACTGGTGCAGGTGTGTCTTCATCGACCGCAGGTGCTGAACCACCAGCAGGTGCTTGCACACCAGCAGGACGGAAGTATTGTCCCCAACGCTCAGTGTCGTATGGTTGGCCATCAACGGATGCTTCGAACATCTCTTTGATCACCTTCAACTCAACGTCTGTGGGCTTCTTGGGCAAGAATGTGCTCAAGTCAAACAAACCATACGAGTCAACTGCGGCTTGTTCTGCTTCTGTGAGTGCGGACTCTTTACGTGCCCACTTTGATCCGTTATAGTCAGCAAAGCCACCTTTGGCACCTTTTGAAATACGGAAGTCCAGACCACGCAAGTAGTCTGTTGGCAATTCTTCCAACTCAGGATCCATCAAGGCGCCTTTGATAGTTGTGAAGATTTGTGGACCAATGATGAATCTACGAATTGGATTCTCTGGTGTTTTGTCTTCGGTTAGCGGGTTTTCACGCACAAAGCCTTGGAAGATGTATGAACGTTTCTTCCAGTACTTACGACCCATGTCTTCAAGGCTCTTGTCCTTGAACCAGGTGCGTACTTCTGCCAGGATGGGACATGCCTCGCCCCACATTTCCACGCAAGGTACTTGTACCATAACTTGCTTGGATTCCATCTCTCCTTTGATGCCGTTGAAAGGCAAACGAATCATTGCTCGTTCTTGCCAAAAGAAAGTGTTTTTAGAGTTACCATCAGGGAGGAAGCGTAGTGTGGCCGATTGGCCTTCTTCCATGTTCCAGTGCGGGTAAATTGAATTATCACCGCGCTCGGTGGATGATCCACCTTGTTTTGATTCCGCTGCCTGTAGTCTTGCTCGAATTTCTGCTAAAGATGCCATAGTTTTTTCTCCTATAAAGTTGCCTATGTATGTTGCCTATCTAAATTACTTA